GCTTCTTTACCGTGTTCTTTTTGAGTAAAGGTTGCTTTAACTTGACCAGTGTTACCTAACACTTCATGATTGCCTTTGCCATCAGAAGATACATATGGTTTTTGTTTGCCCTTCATATGCTCGGGTACAGTGGATTCGTCAACTGATTCTTCATTTAAGTGACCAGCTGCTTTTGCTGCTTTCAATACTGCTGTTCTATCAGCATAGTCTCCCTTATAAACACCTTTTGCTAAGTCTGATTTATACTTTGCGTGATGTTCAGGCTTAATGTGCTTTAGAACTTTACCGGCTTCTGGATGCAGTGCTTCGTCTAAGTCTTCTTTACGAAGTAACTTGAAGTCATGAGCATCGATCTTGCCGTTTTTGTTCTTGTCAATTTTATGTTGCTTGCCCTTAAGAGCTTCATCAATTTCGACTTCTTCATTTTGCTTAGCATAGTAAGCTGCTAGAGCCATTTGCTTGCGCTTCTCTTTAGACTTACCTGCAAACTTTGGATTATCAGAATGAACAAAGTCATGGATCCAGTCGCCAGCTTTAGCATCCTTACCGAGAACTTCATTCAATTCTTGTTCTAATTCTTTTAGTTGTTCTTCGGAGAGCTTAGGTGTATGTTGCTCAACGAAAGTATTAAACGTCTTTTTCATTTGTTCTGAAACTCCTTTTTTACCATCGTCTTCGCCTTTACTGAAGACTATACGATGAGCTTTAACTTTTCTACCGTGCTTATCTAACTTATAGTCAGAAGTATCTTGCACTTCTTCTTCTCTATCTGCCATATTTATGCTCCTTTTAAGCAAGAACGAATCATCCATTCGTGCTTCTTGTGAATATCGATTCTGTCTGCTAAGAAATTCATGAGGCCCTGCTTGTTCTCGCGAGTAGCAAGAGCAAGAGATATAGTTAGGCAATTGCTAACAGCAGCGTTATCTTTTAACATTGCTTCTAACATATCTTTTACATTATCACCTTTGATATCGCTGTCGCTAATAGTAGCATCACGATATAATTCATTAAGTCCGCTTGGAGCATATACACCTAATGCACGAATCTCTTCGGCTAAAGGATCTACTGCACCATAGAGATCTTCGTATAGATCTCCAAAGAAATCGTGGTATGTTGGGAAGTGAATTCCTTCAACATTCCAATGGCAACCATGCGCTTTAAAATAAAATACGAAAGTATTCGCCAAACACTTTCTCATTGATGTTACAAGTTCTTCCATGTATATTCCTTATTTTGTATAATTTTTGTGTGTAAGGCGATCAGACTCGATCTTTTTAACTCTTGGTACTAAGCGCATTGCAATACGATCGATAATCTTTTTACGTTTAGCAATGGTAGCTTCTATTCTTTCTTTTTCTGCTACAGATAATTTCTCAAGAGGTTTTCTAGCAAGACGCTTCTTCATTGTTTCAATAGCAAGACGACGTGCTCTCTTGTTTAAAGTAGCTGTATTAGAACGTGACTTAAGTGCAATTGCGGTTTTGCGTTCACGCTTTGCTTCTGATCTTGCAAAACGTAATTTAGCACGAATTCTTTCTGCACGAGATAATACTTCAAGGATTACTTCTTCCTTGAGTTCTGTAATATGTTCACCAGTCTCTTCATCGATGATTACTAACTCTTCATCATCATATGCTTCTAGATAATCATCTTCAGACATTTCATTAATCATATCTTCAATATCACTATCCTGCAACTCTTGATCTTCTTCAAGACCCATAACTTTAAACTTTGTTTCTGGGATAATAGAAGTATCGTATTTAATTCCAGCGTCTGTTGCAAGTTTAAGCATATTACCAAGAATCTTCCATGCTTCTGGTGTTAGGTTCTTGCTCTTAATCTTGCGAAGAGAAACGTTGACCATCTGTTCAGCACCAGTCTTTTCATCTACATCTTGCATACCAAGCGAAGATGCAATGATTCTTGCAACTTTAAGTTTATCGGCTGATTTGATAATCATTTCGTTTAATCCTTTGAATTCTTTTTCTGTGACTTGTAGATCCTGTGGAAACTTACTAATCTTATTACCTTGTTGGTCTTCTACTAGAAGATGGTTTGAACCACGCTTAACGATTTGGTATACTTCGCCTTGAGATTCTACGATGTCTCCAACATGGAATATTTCACCAGCAAAATATTTTTCACGCACATCGTCTGTTTCAAACTTAACTTGTTCTTTAACGACATCCATACCCATGCCTTGACGAATCTCATTCATCAAGCGCTTTCCATCAAGCTCAGTCAATGTGTGTGGTAGACCTCTCTTAAAGGAAGCAAAGTCTCCCTTCTTAGCAGCCTCTCTCATCTTAGTACCTGACATACCAGAAGCAGTGTCAGCATCTGGATCTCTTTCACCGGCAGATACTACTTCAATCGTATCGTAATGGAATACATCGCCATTATATTTTTCTAGTAACTTCTTATATTCTGGAACTCTATCAGAGCCAGCAATCATTACTAGATTCTTATACTTTTTATTGAGTGATTTTGCTGCTTCCATGAATGTTCTGATTTCTTCGTTAGCTGCAACGAAGTTAGTCTTTGGGAACATTCTCTTAAGGTAATATACCTTACGATCCACAGGAAGTGGATTACTTTTCTTATCGTGTGTTCTGGAAGCGAATATGAGGTGATCGGCTTTCTGTACAGAAGCGATCTTTTTGACAGCATTTACTAATAGCTCGTGACCGGTCGTTGGAGGTTGAAAACGACCGAAAGCAAATACTACTTTTTTGGATGGCAACTCTTTTATGAGTTGTTTAAATTGTTTCATGGGCTTCCATCAATTAATAAGATTATTACTTATTTATCTTTTTGTATGTTTTCACATTCACAATAATCGGGTAACATATCTGGTGTGACTGGCTTTTCGCCAGGTGTCATCTTCTTACGGTGTTGTGTTAACTTATCAGTACCTTCGTAACCGATATTGTTTTCTTCTTTAAAATAATCTTTAAAGGTTAGCATCAGCAATTCCACTTTCTTAGAGCTTTGTTAATTCTAGAATCTGGATCACGTGCAGTCTTAGCAGAAGTTAAACGCTTCTTCATACCACCCATACGAGCACAGAAAGACTTGCGGCGATTAGCGGCTTTACTTCCAGGTTTTAGTTTTGATGGTGGTGTAGTAACTGCAGTCTGTAGGTTACCACCAGTCTTACGATTATAAGCATCAACACCTTTTTGTGTTAGTCCACCCTCAGAAGACTTGTGACCCTTTTTATCGATAGCATACTCTAATAACTCATTATCATCAACTGATTCCAATGTTTCCCATATAGATTCTGGATCTATGTTATTCGTTTCTGCAAGCTCTGTAACATATTCTTCGATCAAATCGAATTGTTCATCAGCTGTCAATTCAACTGATTCACTTGCTGCTTTAAAGTCTGCTGCTGTTGGGCGACCTTTTTCTCCTGGACGACGCATACGTTCGCCAGAACCATTCTTAATTCTTTCTCTCTTAGCGTGAATGTTGTCCCATAGACCACGCTTTTCTTCTAAGTATTCTTTGAAATTAATCATCGTTGCCATCCTTTTAAAATTTCCGGTGAAAAGTTACTATAACTGAATTCCATACGATCTACAATCTTAACTGCACCACCAGTTAGATGATCGATAGCAACGAATCCTTCAACACCTGTTGTTTTAAATCCATTGGCTGTCTTTAGGAATGTACTAATATGTCCAGCTTGATTCATCTTCTCGATGATCATCTTCTTTGCTTCAACCAATAGGTTTACTAAATCGAAGATTGCTACAATCTGGTTTTGATCGTGATGAGCAAAGAAACTTAAGATCTTTTTGCGTGTATCTTCTTGTTTCTGTTTCCCTGCTGGGGTTTTCTTTTTTTCGATTTCTTTCTGGTACTTGTCGTGGATGTAGTGGAACAACTCTCGTACGTGGGCTCGAGTGTCACTAATCTGTTCCATCTTTCGAATTTTTGAGTTGTTAAAAGTTTTAACTGCAAGTAAGAGGTCTTCATCGTTGCTAATCCCGTTAAGAGTTTGAGCGCTGATTGAATTGAAAAGAGTACCAGCGCGAGACAACACATCAGTTACCTTCTTAGTCTCTTGGGCTGTAAAGGTAGCAGTACCAGAATAATCTTTATAGTTAGCATCATCCATCCAAATACTTGGAACATTGTTAAACTTATCGACGATAGTTTTACCAAATGATGCTCTCATACTTTCAAATGAATCACCTTCGTATGTGGTATGCCAAACAACTCCAATCTTAGCAGAACGAATCTTCTTTCCAAGTTCAGAATCATATGGTACAGCATATACAATCGTATTAGGATGGAAAGTAATATACTTCTCTCCATCAATTACTTCTACTTTCTTATCATCAGTGAACATTAGATCACCTTGATAAACTCCAGACTTGACACCAAGCTTTGAGAATTCTCTTAACGCTACTTTCAACTTAGCAGCTAGATCACCCGATGTATCTGCATCTACTTCAGCTGGTGTTTTATAAACCTTTGGCTCTTTATTAAATACGCCCTTCTTTGCAACAAAGAACTTTCCATCACGTGGATCGACGCCTGCAAAAATAGCAGGTGCTCCATCCCATTTTACTGTAGAAGTAATAGGAGATTTTGCATGACCTGCTAACATATCTCTTAATGAACGAAGAAAATTAATAGCTTTGCGCGTACCATTCACACCTTCGTTGAAGACTAAATCTTCAACGTGCTCCATGTGAGTATTCTTTTCTTCAACGATGAACGTTTTTAATGATTTCATATATTAACTATTACCGCGTTATTTGGTACTTTATCTTGTACAACGATACGACCTGCAGAATCTCCTCTGCTAGGACTTTTTCCATAGATTTTAGGAGATCCATCTTTATCTTTAGATGTAGGATCAAATCTTTGATCCTCTCTTCGTGCTCTAAGTCTAAAGTAAAGTTCGTGTGTCTGGGCATACTTTTTTGCAGGAGTAATTTCAGTATCACTAAATGTTAATTCATTTTTATCTTTATCGTATTTAGCTTTTACATCCATAATACCAACAAACATATAATCAATAGGACCGCCCATTTTAACATTTCCAACGACGATCTTTATCTTATCATTAGAACCAATTTTTCCATAAACGTCTGGAACTTTATCACCAGGATTAAGCTTTAACTTTTTTAAAAGATGATCAAAAGCTGCTTTCATGAATTTTTTAGCAATACCTGGTACTGCTAATTCTAAACCAGACAATCCACCTCCTGCTAATGATGGAGCAGACTTACCTTTACAAGAAAGACCAAGTTTCTTCTTGTCTATAGTTTCAAATATAACATCAATGTATGGCTCTGAACCGCCCTGTTGTCTTCCAGTAAACTTATAAGCTTTTGTTACACCAGGAATCTTTGTTTTTCCAGCAACAACTGTTATAGGATTATTTTTATTTGCGCGCACCGCAGCAGTAATAGAACTAACTATTCCGTTCTCCTGTCTTTCAGCGGATTCTCCAGCCATTACAATTCTCCAATATAGTGCAATATTATATTTATAAACTAAAATCGCCCCGAAGGGCGATGTTTATAGGAAGGATTCTAGAGTATTTGCTGGTTCGTCGTCTTCTATTCTCTGGGTCTTAGAGTTATTGAAGTGATACATTAATGGTGCCATTACCATATCTCTTTTGCCCTCAAGTACTGCTTTAATCTCCATTGCCATGTCAGTTGCAGTAGTAACTGGAACGTTTTGACATACGTGATTTAGATTTCTTGCCGGATTCAAGAGTTGGAAGTCTTCAGGAAGACCCATGATAGACATACATTCACGATATGTGAGGTATCTATCTTCGGTAGGATGAGTCATAGACACTGGAAGATGTCCAACAAAAGCTCCAATATAATCCTTGGGAATATATGAGGCACGTCTCATGATGTTTCCACCTGCATCTAACTTATCTTGGATTCCGTCCATCTTTGAAGCTAGTTTTTCATAGCCTTCTTTTGCAAAGAACTCTTTAACTTGACGATAAGTGTGACCATTAGTTTCAATCCAATGCATAGCATCAGTGGACTTCGTAAGCTTGCTTTGAAATTCGCTATGACTGATTCCACCTTCCATAACTTCTAGAACATAACGATAGTATGGATCATCTTTACTTGGAATCTTCTTATTCGTTACATCATTTTGAGATGCTGATTTATTAACACCTGCTAGAAGATCTTCAATCTTGGTATGAGCACGTTCAAAGTAATTGAACACTGGAACTTTGTCGCCTTTCCAGAAGAAGTAGAAGCTTCTTTCACGTACCTGAGGAAGACCGTGCAATAGAGACTTGGTTCTATAAATGGACATAGTATATCCATTCTCTTTGCCGAGTTTACGCAACTTATTTACAATAGGTCTTCCCATCTCACCTGCAAATCGTGGAGCATTCTCTCCCCAAAATACTTGAGGTTTCATTTCCTCGAGTACATACTTTGCAGTGATCATCATCCAATCATTGACAGCAGCTTCTGAGTTCGCGCTTGGAGAAAGAGAGCTGAGACCAGCACAAGGACACACAGCATTAACAATATCAACATACCCAGGATGTTTTCCGCCTTGGTCGAGTAAGATGTAAGGAACGTCTTTAAGGTGATTAACCAAGTGTGAATCATTATTAGAGAAGGGCGTGTACGAAAGTAAGTAATCAGGTTTCGTACCAAAGGCTGCCATTTGTCCAAGAGTTTCTCCTCCGATTAGTGGCACAATAGATGCATGCTTTAATGTCATAAATTATCTTCAATCTGTTTCATCATCTCAGCAAAAGTGTACTGAGAATCTTGATGTTGTTTATAAAATTCAAACGCCATTTCACGGTATTCATCCCGCATTACGGAGTCCTTAGATAATTTATTCACCAGATCTAGAGCCGGTTGCATGTCGTTATCATCGAGCCAAATAGTGCCTGTGTCTTTACAATTGATTAGCTTATCGCCAAACTTACGATGAGTACAACGCTCACCATATAACTTACGGAAGACAGGTACTACACCAACAGCTGCAAGTTCACAATGTGTATACTCAATAGAACGTTCAATAAAGCGTTCATCAAGAATAGACAACTGATAACCAAATCCAGTTACTGCCATACGATAAAGCATTTGCTCGTTTACGTATGGACCAAACACATATGCTGGCTGATCTTTTTCAAGGTTGATCGTATTAATATCCTTATCGATCATGCCGTGGAACTCGGATAGCTCACGGAATCCGAGATATGCTGGAGACTTTTCAATACCTTCAAAAGTAGTGATGTAACCATTGGGACGAAGGAACTCATTGTGAAACTTGAACATCTGTACATAGCCTTTCCAGCTTGTAGTACGTCCAATCCACTTATGCATCTGTGGTTTTGTTCGGTCAATATCAATCCAGTACTTTTCACGTACTACATCGAAGTCAATTCCAGGCTGAAAGTTTAGAATTGTTTTCGATTCATCACCACCGAAGAATCCAGCCAGACCACCGCCGCCAGTAACTTCAGTAACATACTTTGCAAAGTCGTTGGTTCGGCTATGTCCAAACAGAATGTTTGCTCTCTCAACTGCTTCTTTAATAGCAGCATTACGCTTGATAGATAATGACGAGTGATCGTGTTGAACCAATACAATTGGCTTTACGATTTCGCTTAGTGCACGCTTGAATTGATCGATTGCCGCTTCAGGGTGACTTAGTGAAGGAAGACTATTAATGATAACTACATCGGCTTTGTTACAACCTTCAATCATCTTATTAGTTTCCTCAGCTTTTGCAAGCTTAAGTTGAACTACATTTGAAACATCATGAGCATTCTTACGAGTCCATGACTTATCTTTTGAGGAGAACACAACGAAGTCATGACCATTCTTGGCCATCCATTTAGTTTGTTCAACTGTGAATTTAGTAACGCCACATCCTTCGATGCCGCGTCCCATGATGATTGCTACTTTCATTTATATCTGCTTCCTTCTTGTCCGGGTTCATTACTATTAGTACATTGCAATGCATGATCTGTTGATTTTGGACAACGTTTGTTACCACAATCAGGACATACAATAAATGTATACGCAGTCACCGGTAAATTGTGTTCATCTTTGATTTGGCTTAAGCAATTATAACACCAGCACTGATATCTCATTTACGTTTGAACCCATGTTGATTTTATTCCAGCTTCTTTAAACATATTCCAAGTTAATTCAAATGATTGAGTCCAGATGTCTGGTACTGCATCATCAGTATATATGACTACTCTTTGGATACCAACTTGTATAATTCCTTTTGCGCATTCGTTACACACTGGTAAGCCGTACACAAACAGAGAAGCACCATCAAGAGAAACACCATTAAACGTTGCATTGTAGATTACATTCATTTCAGCATGAACAACATGCTTATACTTTACATCGCGATTCTCATACCGTTCAGGCAGATCAAGAATCCCACGTGGAAAACCATTATATCCTTGCGATAGGATTTGACCTTTGGCACCGACGGCAACTGCGCCAATCTTTCTACTTGGATCTTTACTCCAAGTAGAAATTTGCTTTGCTAATTCAATATACCTCTGGTCCCACTTGGAGAGATTCTTTGTTATAACGCTTGTCATATTGTTCTTTAGTGATGCTTAATTCGCGGGTTTTGAGGTAGTGTTCGAGCAAGTAGAATTGACGTTCATAGATATGCAATGAACCTGCATTCCACATGATTTCACCACGCTCATAGTACTTGCCACGATAGCGAAGTTCTTGTACAACTTCTTCTAAGACATGCAATTGCCAAGCATAATCATTACGATAACCAGCCCAAGCATCATTGCTGCGCATACTAACTATAGCATGGACTCTACCATTACGCAATAGATATTGCACAGTGTTAGTACACATGAAGTCTGAACGACCATTCTTATTATGATCACCCCACATAGTAGGACGAGTGTAAATCATAATAGCACGACGAGAATCAGGACGATCTTCAAGTTCAGTAACTACATTATAGAACTGATCATTGTTTTCAGATGAGTATACACACCAACCATAGTTGGAATTAATCATACCATCGCTGTCTGCAACTTGTTTCCAAATTGCGGGTGGTCCACCGGGAATATCATTGACATTCAACGATTGAGACTTATACCATTCAAGTTCACGCTTTACATAATCTTCGTTTACTTCACCGAAGATCATAGGTGAATTAGCCCAGAAGCTAGCACCCATGATTTCGACAGTCTTAACACCAGACTTATCAGTTACAAACTTCTTATCTTTATAAAGTCGTGCAAATTCTTGACGAATTTCATGACATGTTTGAAGAGCCGAGTTCATCATTCAGCAAACCTCCCTGTTGGAACATATGTAGATTGTACTACATCTTTATCTTTAAGACGAAAGTCAGATGGAACCAATGCACTGATAGTACCATCTTGCAAGCGACGATTGAAGATATCTTTATCAGGTGTTTGACCATCAATCTGACCACGCATATATGCGACAAGGAATGAAGCATAGTTGATCATATCGATTGCAGAATCTTCAACTGATTCAAAGTTAACCTTGCCACCTTGTTCCATAGTTTCCAATACGGAATACATACGAAGCATCTTGCCATTGATGGTGTCGAGGATAGTATATACGCCACGAGGATAGTGATCTGCTTGGCGTACTCGGCTCAAAGGATTTTGATAATCCTGACCTTTACGTTCTTGAAGTTCAGCTGCTTCAAGTAGAATGTTTGCTGATTTGCGTGTGAATTCTTGTTTCATGATTGTCCTTTGTAAACTCTATACCATTATAACAATAAATGCCATATAAGTAATAATCTAATGTGACTTTATTTCCTATAAAAATGTATAATTTTCTAGGAAAGTTTCGCCACCTTTCGCCTGCGTATTTGTTTGCTCTATCTAAAATGTATGGAATATTTCCAGGATGTGCAGTAACCTTTACATCTACTGCTTTTCCGGTTCTATCAAACACATCTTTATATTCCCTTGAATCGTCTTTAAAGTTTTCATATTGAAGTAAGTAACATTCTGCAGCATGACCATAAAGACAATCCATCTTTACTTGAAGTTCAGTTCTTCCACGTGTTTTACTCTCTGATTTTAGAATTTCTTTAGCTTCTGCAAAGGCACGAGCTTTAAGAAAATCTTTATCGATTATGCTAGCGTTGAACTTCATTTACTGATTTTCTGGTTATTGAATACGAGAGTTTCTCCAGCTTTCTCAGCTTCGTGAATATAGA